CTTGCTGATAGTGTCGGTGGGGTTGAACAAACCTTTCATGCCTTCAACCAAACCAGCGTTAGCGGCAGGGTTAACGGTAGCGTAGCGAGGCGACATAACAGCAGCGTTTTCGTTCAGTTTCTGCTGGGCTTGCAACAGAACCAAAGAAGTGGCTGGAGTTGTACCAGGCGTACCAACGGTGTTACCGATAGTCTTGAAGCAGTTAGCAACGTCAGCATCAATGCTGGAAGCCAACTGGCTGATACGAGGCTTCAACACACGCTCTGCGAAATCGTCCAATTGCATGGTCAATTCAGCAGATGTGAAGTTCACGCCAATGTGCTTTTGCGAAGCCACGGTCAAAGTGGTGAATTGTTCGTTGTCGTCCTGAACTTGCAGGGCAGCACCGTCAGTTACCAAAGCGCGGTCGGGCAAACGGATACGCAGTGTGGAACCGATCTTGGCACCTTCAACGGCGAAGCTGTCGTCGTACTGGCGGTTTACGTTACGGGTGAGTACCAGGTTGTTCTCGAGGATTTCAAGAGCCTTCCGAGTAATCATGTCAATGGTTAGGATTGAGTTAGACACAATAAATTCCTTTAAAAGTTAAAAATTAGCGGTTACGTTGCGATTCGTACTTCTTCATCTGTCTTGCACGTTCTGCTTCAATCCACTGGCTGGTCGTCATAGTCTTGATAGACCTTGGATCAGTAGTATCATGCGAAGGCGAACCAACAGTTCGTGCATTAACGGGTGAAATCGGCGCTGGCGCAGACGTTGTTTTCTTCATTGGAGGTTCAGAAGCTAATTTAGCTTCAATCTTTCCAATTTCCTTTGCCTGCATATAAGGCGTCAGACGGGCGATACGATCTGCATCTTTGGGGTTTGAACCAAGGTAGTAAGCTAACTCTGGCCCAATATCCGAAGACTGAATCGTTTCAGCCATCACGTTCGTAATGCTCAGTTTGGGGTTATACGCGACTTGTTCAAAGTCATCGTATTTATCCCGCGCTGCTTCTTCACGCTCCTGATAGCTTTCAAGAACTTGCGACTGGTGCTTTGCAGCTTCCCGCTTGGCAATCAATTCTTCTGCCTTCTTATATGCCAGTGCATCGGCATATGCTTCAGGTGATTCAAATTGATCAACCGTTTGAGTTGCTGGAGCCCTCAACACCTGCGTTTCCGCTTGTCGTTGCGCCTGATCTCTTTCCCACTTCCGTTGCTCTCTTGCGAGGCGTTTACCAATTGCTGCATCCAGTTCCTCTTGGGTAAAAGTCTTTGGTGCTTCTGCAACTTCCGGCGTTTCTACTACAGTTTCAGGCGCAGCCGTTGCTTCCTGTTCTGGCACGGGTATAACCGCTAGGTTTTCGACTTCATCAGTCATTTCATTGAATCCTTAGATTCCCTGGTGAACGCACCAGTACGTTTTTTGGCATTATGCCTTATTTTGCAGCCCAGCCAGTGTTTCCGCTTCCAGATTGTTTTACATACAATGAAGTAAGTGCACCGCCATCTGATCGTGAATATAAAGAACCAATAGGTGAAGTTACAACACCTTCTGGACTACCAGCGCCACTTGTCCAAGTAATTCCACCAGGTAATGTAAACCCCTTGCCGGATGTGCTAACTACAAAATTACCACTGCTATTTGTGATATTGCCATCGTAAAACACAAGAATGGTAGTTGTCTTACCAAATATGACCTTGGTTATGGTCATGTTTGTATCAATGTTGTCAGTAATGGTGGTGTAATAACCAAGATCACCAGTGTTAGGCAACAACTTTACTGTTCTAGCCGCATAACTACTTCCGGAAACTTCAATGTCCGTTGCTGTTAATTTGGCAGTATCAACATTTCTGTTAGCAGTCAAGTTAGCAACAGATACTTGTTTAGTTGCCCCACTTTGCACAATCGGCAATGTTTCTGTACCAGCCAAAGGCGTGGCAGCAGAAGTTAAAGCCGATATTTTGCTGTTAGACATTCTCAGCGCCTAAAAATTCTGGCAAAGTTTTGATGTAATCGTATGCTTGTGAAATTGGATTTTTTCCACTTAGATCATAAGCACAAGTTAAAGTTTTGCTGTTAAACGGTTCACTAGACGCAGAAGCCTGATACCAAACTCCAAATGTAAGTTGGTCTTTAATTCCTTCAAATCGGCCTATTTTTATGTAAGCATTTGAAATGGAAATTCCTTTATATTCAATTGTTTTTTCAAGAGCCATGATGTTCCTTTAAGTTTGAGTACCTACAATAGTTCCGTCAGTATCTGAAGTTGGCGCACCATTTTTGATTCGCAATCTGCCAGATGAATCTACCCACAAGTAATACCCGCCAAGCTGTAATTTTCCACCAAAATCCCAATTGCTTGCAAAAGCCTCATGGTTAAACGTACCGTTTGGGTAAGCTAAATTTTTGTTGTGTAATATATAAGTTGTTCCAGTTCCAGCAGCACCAGTCCAATTTGTTCCATTATTTTCAAATACATTAAAAGCAAGACTTAAATTAATATTTGTTGAACTAAAACTGTTTAAACCAGTTGTGTTGTTATGTAACTGATTAGACAGTACGGAAGTAGAAGAAGTCAGATTTAAAGATATGCCAGTTACGCAATATCCAATGATGTTGCTGCTTATGGTGTTGTTAATCGTATTGGGCCCTGAAGCCGCGCCAACAAAAGCAATTCCAGCAACATCTTGACTAAAAATTGTGTTTCCGGAAATTACAATATTATCGCGTGGTACATTTTCATTAGTGGCTGGAGATATAACTGTAACAGGGCCACAGTTAATTCCATATTCACCATCTGCTATGGTATTTCCAGTAACGGTTACTCGTTTGCACTGACCGCCTGAATTTGGATGTTGCAACAAAGAAATGCCAAACTTATTGCCAATGACGTAATTTCCAGTAATAACTGCATTTTTTGCACCAGCTGCATCAATGCCTGGCGCATACCAAACACCACCAACCTTTTGACGTTTAACATAATTTCCAACGCAAACAGTACCAAGTGTGTTAGTAAAACCGATGCCAGAATCGTAAGAGTTAAAAACAGAATTTCCTTCAATCACATTGTCAATAGACCCTGTAGTAATGGTCATGCCATCCCACTGGCGAGTAGTATTGATTGTGTTTCTTAAATATCTACAACGAACTGATGTAAAAATTAACCATCCAAATCCAGCTGCGTTGTAAATTGTTACTCCAGAGATTTCGCTGTCTTGAATGCCAGTTATGTACATTCCATTGTATGCAGAAGTCTGTGCAGTTAAATCAACATAAAAATCTGATAATTTTATGTTTGTAAGAGATGTTCCAGTAAAAAAATTGTATGCTCCAGAAACAGCTACAAATTTACTTGCTAAACCTACACCTGTAATAGACACTTTATCTTTAAGTGTTAACGCACCAGATAAATAACTGCCAGCAGGAATATTAACTTCTCCTCCTCCTGCTGAATTAACTGCATCAATTGCAGCTTGAATTGCAGCCGTATCATTTGTTGAGCCATTACCTACAGCACCAAAGTCCTTGACGCTTACATACTGACGTAGTTTAGCTTGCACTGTTGTAGTAACTGCGCCAGTACCAGCGGGTGTATAAGTTACTAAAGAAGCGTCTGTATTAACTTGACTTGAAACATTATCGTAAGTACCAATTAAAACATTGGCAGATGTATTGACAACAAATTTATACGTTAATCCAACAGTCAACCAAATTTCACCGCCAGGCACACGACCAGCCGAATCTAAAATGATTGGATTAGCGTGAGCAGTTGCACCGCTAGATGATGTGTAGGTGGCTTGAGGGGTTGTAGTTCCAGCCGCATAGGTGTACAGCTTGCCGCCTGACAAGATAACTCCATTGTTGTCAAAAAACTGGGCCGCAACGCCGCCTACGGGGGAAAGGTTTACAGCCATGTTAAATCCTTATGCGCTCAATGCAGCCACTTTAGCTTGGAATGACTTGATACGTGCATCAAGAGCAGCTTGATCGGCAGCCAATTTGACTTCTTTGTCATCAAGGCTTTCTTGCGCTTGTTGCTGGTGCATTTCGCGTGTGTCAGATGTTGCCTCACGAATTTCCACCGCTTTTTCACGCTCTGCGCTAGATGCCTCAAATGCTTTCACGCTATCAGCCAATGCTTTTTCACGATTTTTCAAATCAGCTAATTGTGCTTTGGCGGCGTCTTCTTTGTCTTTAGCGGACGCAACCATAGCAGCGGCTTGATCTTTTGCAGCGGTCAATTCTTCAGCGGCTTTAGCGCGGTCTGCTATGGCATCTTGTGCAGCAGACAAAGCGCCCTGACGGACAGCCAATTCATCGCGCAATGCAGCCATAGTAGCCAAGTCAATTGGCAATTGCTTGGTGAAATACTCTATGTAGTTCAATGCGGGGGTGTCGTTAGAGATTTGCATTTTGACCTCTTAGGAATAGTAAGTGATGTTAAGTTTTGCGCCTGCTGTCGTCTCAATGAATTGAATCTGAGAAAGATCACCATCGTATTGCAAGGTAACACCAGAAGCCAAGGGCATACCAACGGAAGCTGTAGGAGCTACGTTGTCATCGCGCCAGCGCACGTTTTGTCCCTCTGGAGTAATGATAGCAATGCGAGGTGTGCCAACAAGTCCGGTCAAGTCGCGGGGTGGTACGGTCAATCGAGTGGCAGAACTCAAGCTAGTGATCTGCTGATAGCCCATTACCGAGGTAATTGCTTTAAGGTTGATAGCCATTAAAATCTCCTTCTTTCGGTAAATGACCGAAGTTTAATCAACAATTGGTCTGCATAAACTATTGCAGACTTAAAAAATCCACCGCTAAAAAATCCACCGCCAAAAAACGAATCAAACATTATGC